TAAGTCATAGTAACCGTTCCACTACCGTGATTAAATGTAGTTCCTGATGCTAAATTTATAGTATATCCATTGCTTGTATTTTTACTGTCGATTGTAGTAGCTCCACTTGATAATGTAATTGTTCTTGTTCCTCCTGCTGCTGCAAAAATAGAACCAATAGTGTGAGTTCCACTTCCTCCAGTAAATGTTCCGCCTGATTGTATATCTAAACCCCAACCTGAAGTTAAACCAGTTCCTAAACTTATTGTTGAAGCATTACAAGTTAATGTTCCTGTTACAGTTAAAATACCTTTTAAATTAATATTAGCACTTGCGTGATTTATTGTTAAATTATTTAAAGCAAGTGTTGAACCGTCTGCTTTTATGTCCGAAGCTCCATCGTGAGTTATAGTAACTGTTCCACTACCATGTGCAAAGTTTGTTACACCATTTGAACCTTCAATGTTAATAGCTTTATTTGAAGTGCCTTCTCCATTTATTGTAGTATTTCCTGATGACAAAGTGCATTTTGCAGCAGTAGAATTTTTAATATTAAGACTACCTAACGTGTGAGTTCCTGAACCTCCAACAAAAGTTCCTCCTACGTCTACAACAAGGCTATGAGTGCCAGTAACTCCCGAACCTAATAACAAATCTTGAGAAGTAGCAGTTAATGTTGCCGTATCTGCTGACGAACTTCCATCTCCTATTGTTCCCGTTCCTGCTACATTAAGCGTTCTTGCATCTCCAGCTTGAGTTGTGCAAGTTAGTTTACCTGCTGTTATTGTAAGGTTTCCACTTATTGTTGTATTTGCTTCTAAAAAAGCATCACAACTTGCGTGATTAATTGTTACATTTCTAAAATTGCCACTTGACCCATTTAAATCTAACTTAGTAATTGCTGGAGTTGTTATTTG